AGCTGTTAAAATTAACTGGCAAAGAGAAATAAGGTATTTTGGATGCGATGATTCAACAATTATATCTGGTAAAAAATGGGATAATCAAGCTAAATTTACAATTATTAACTTTGATATCCTTAAAAACTTTCACATGGTTCCAGGTGATAAAATAAAAGAAGAAGACATTTGTTGGGATAATCAATATCTAGTTAATGCTGATTTTGATTTAATCATTATTGACGAAGCTCATAAATTAAAAAATCATAAGAGTAATCGTGGTAGTATAATGAAAGACGTGTGTACCAACTATGGTAAAAAGAAAGTTTGGTTACTAAGTGGCACACCAGTAGCTAATAGACCTATGGACTATTACAACCTTTTAAAATTAATCGGCTCTCCTATAGCTGATAATTGGAAACATTACGTACTAAGGTACTGTGATGGTAAACAAATAACCACAACTCTAAAAAACGGATACAGAAAGAAAGTATGGCTCACTAACGGAGCTACAAACCTAGAAGAGTTAGCTCTTAAAAGTAAAAATGTATACTTAAGAAGACTTAAGTCAGAAATTGGTGATATGCCAGAAAAAACTATTATACCTGCTTACCGTAAACTAACTACTAAACAATGGACTGAATACGATGACCTTTGGGAAGAATACCTCATCGAAAGAAAAAGAAAGAAAAAAAGTGGTGAACCAGAAAGAGCGCTTGTTGAATTAGGACTTCTTAGAAAGTATATCGCAATGCAATCTATACCTCACACTATTGAGCTAGTAGAAGACATGGTAGAACAAGGCAACAAAGCTATAATCTTTACTAATTACACTGAAGAATTGCAAGCACTTGTAAGTCACTTTGGGAATAGATGTGTTTTTCATTTTGGTGAAATGAATGACAAGACTAAGCAAAATTCTATAGATAAGTTTCAAACAAATGATAAAATTGAAGTATTTATCGGTAACATTATGTCAGCTGGTGTTGGTATTACCTTAACTAAAGCAACTTATGTTGTGTTTAATTCTTTTGATTGGGTTCCAGGTAATAATGAACAAGCTGAAGACAGAGCCTATAGGTTAGGTCAAAAAAACAATGTAACGGTATACTATCAATTATTTGAAGACACTGTATCTATGACTATGTGGCAAACACTTCATAGAAAGAAAAAGGTAATAGATATTATAATGGGTGAACAAGAAATTAATGAAGAAGCCGCAATTGAAATAATGCTTGAAGAAATACTAAACGATTATGAAAAGAGTTAGACTATATGGATATGATGAATGTCCTTACTGCCAAGAATTAAAAAATTTATACGAAAAAAACAATATAGATTTTACTTACATTGACGTTGAAGATTCTGAAAATAAAAAAGAATTTGAAAGGATTATGGAAATAGGTAAAAGTGATAGCGTACCTATAATTTTAGTTAATAAAACTATTCTAGCACCAGAAAACAGCTTTAAAACTATAAATGAAGCTCTTCAACTAACAAATAAATTTCTTAATGAATAAGATTACTATTTTCTCAGATATTTATTAATAAATAGATATTATGAGTGTTAGCAGCGAAGATAAAAGTAGAATTTACGAACAATTAAGAGTTTCTCTAGGTGCTCCATTAAGACAAATAGAGTTAACTGACGATATGTTATGCACCCTTCTAGGTATAGCAATAGAAGATTATTCACAATATGTCGGGGAATGGCTTATAGAACATCAATGGCAATCATTACTAGGTAAAAGCGTTGACACAACAGACATGGCTTTTGCTTTAAGTGTTCGAGACTTTGACTTCATGACACAATACACATATGCTTATTCTAAACAAGTAGGTCTACAAGCTAGAGGCCCTTGGGAATTAAAAAAAGATTATATAAATTTAGAAGCAGGTAGACAAAACTACGTAATACCAGCAGGTAGAGAAATAAACGAAGTTTTATGGATTACACCACCAACTACAAACATGGCACTATTTGCAAATTACGGAGGTATTGACTATGGGTTTGCTGGTGGTTTCGGACAAATGGGTAGCAGCGGAGGTGGTGGATACGGCCTAGGTGGTAACGGAGGTTATTATATATCACCAGCTTATGATATACTACTTACAGCATCAGATTTAAATTTAAAAAATAGAATATTAAGAAGTGAATTGGTATATAAACTAACAGCTGGTCCAGACGGAACAAGAATCTTACATTTATTAAGTGTTCCAGGTTCAAAAATGAGTTTTGGTCATGGTATTGGTGGAGCTGGTAGTTCAGTGGGTTTAAGTGGATGCCAAGTATGGTATCATTATTACGACACCACTAGTGATAACGTAGAAGAATGTAGAGACGAAAACTCAGATATTATAAAATTACCAAATGAAGTTCCATTAGCCAAGCTAGACTTCTCTAAATTCAACGAACCTACTAAAATATTAATAAGACAATTATTTGTAGCCGAATCAAAAAGAGCGCTAGGTAGAACTAGAGGTAAATTCGGAGGTATCGTTGGACCACCTGAAGCAGAAAGAACTATGGATTTCGATACATTACTTTCAGAAGGTAATGAAGAAAGAAAAGCAATACTTGAACGTTTAGACACTAGACTAGAAAGGCTTTCATCTACTAAACAATTAGAAAGAGGAGCTAATGAAGCTGAATTTTTAAACAAATCGTTAAAATATAGACCATTAGGGTTTTACTTAAAATAATAAAGGGAGCGTTGCTCCCTTTTTTTTATGACTTAACTTCTTCTATTTCAGACTCTGAATTATTAATATCTTCTAACCACATGTTGTATTTATCATCATCATTAACATCCTCAAGACTTTCGTAATATCTATTACGTTTTATTGCTAAATCTTCATATTTAAATATATCTTTAAAATCAGCCAATTCAACATCCCATTCATTAGAATTAAAATAAAAATTACCTATGTCATCTTTAACTAAACTAACAAAATTAAGTTCTTTAGGTAATTTATTACTACTTCTTAATTTATCGTAATCCGAAACCTCAAGTCTTTCAAATACATCATTTAGTAGTTTAAATTCTTTATCTATAGCCTCAAGTCTTCTAATTCTTTCCCTTTCTTTCCAGTCACCCCTAAGACTAGTCCATTCACCTATTTCCATAAAGTTAGGAACTTTATTCACAGAATCCCAGAACCTAATTTCCCTATCTTCCATTTTCATCAAGTCTTCATGATAATCATCTTGGTCTGAAGGTTCAAATGGTTTACCTGCGATTAACTCACATTGTTTTTTAGTGTATAGATTTTTCTCATCCAATTTAACAACCTTAGTCTTTTTATCTTTATATACATTTCTGATAATATCAGACCTTATTTCAGTATCAAAACAAACTAATAAAGGTTTAATTCTTTTATTGAAGTTATCTAAATATTTAGCAACATTATATTCATCGGTAGTATAATTCGGGTCCTCTTCAATACTTTCTTTAGATAATAACTTACTATTAAATAATATTTCTATATTGCCAGTTTCTTTATCGGTAACTTTTTTGATGTCACTATGAGATTTAGCCGTACCAGTGTTAACATAGTAAATTACATCACCTAAATCAACATTTAAATCATGCATTTCTATCAACTCCATATGAGCTTGTCTAGATTTATGTCTACCAGCTTTATTTTTTTGTTTACAATAAACATCTACATAATTAGTTCTAGTCATCTTAACCTTAGATTTAGATGCTATTTTAACTACAGGAATTCTATAATTATATATATCCTCAACAGTTCTATGGTATAACTCTATAAATTCATACCCCTTACCGTGTAATAATAATTTAACACCTTCATTTATAAATTCTTCTATATATACAGGCATCGACTTAGACTTAAGTGAGTTACCTACAAGTTTAACTTTACCATCAATAAGGTTACCATAATTCTTTCTAGCAAAGTTAATAGTAGATTCACATATATCATCTATATCCAGACCCATTCTACCTTCCATATATTTTTCATTAAACTCAGCTAAAACAGCATCAATCCCCTTAAGAACTTGACCCTTTTCATAATTTTCAGTCTTCCAATGCGAAGCTTGGCAAATATACTCAACATCATCAACGGAATCTGGTATAGAAAAGTTAAAACCATCCGTATCACCTACTAAAGCTCTAAATTTATATTTATCGGTGAAATGCCTAACCATAAGCCTTAAAGACTGCCTACCTCTACACGTTGTTTCTTCAGCACAATCTGAATCACCCCAATTAAATGAATCGCCCCAATTAAATATATAAGGAGCACCATAAGCACCAAAGAACGAGTTAGCCAAAATCTTCAATGGTAATTGTTTTTTATCGTAATCAGAAGCTAATTTTTTATTATAGCTAATCATTTCTTTAGCTTTAGCTATTCTTTCTGGCGTTAATTTATGTATATTTTTATCTAAAAGCTTCTGTAATCTTTTAGCTTCGAATTTATGTTTACCAGTAAGGAATTTAAACTCATCTCGTTTATCAACAACATACGTCAATAAACCCTCCATAACACCAGATATATCCAAATCTGGAAATATACCCCAAGTAAGTTGTGTTTTTGGATATAAGGCAGCGAAATCAAGTTTAACAACCCTCTTAGCATAACCAACCTCAATCAACCTAGCAAGACCACCGACAAATTTTCTTTTCTTTTCTAAATCAGGTACAGCCAATTCATTCTCATATGACCAAGCAGCCATAATCAACTTCCATTGTCCAGCAGTACCCATAGTAGAACTTCTCATATAAGAAGTCGGTAATAACTTAGCTATTAAATAAGCAGCTTGGTTGTATATCCCATCAATTTGCTCAGTCTCCCAAAGGTCATCTAATAAATAACGCTGGACTATATAGTCACCCCTCTTAACCTCATAACCCTCTTTTAAAGGTTTATCCTCAGTTATTTTATACCAATCACCATTAGCATCATTAAAAGCATGGTCTGACTTATCTAACCAAGTCTTATTGATTATATTACCAGGAACATAAACCCTATTCTGTTTAGCTACGCCTGAATACTCTGTAATATATTTAAGACCCCAAGATTTAATATCTGAATTTATAGCTTGCGCTCTACGAACAGAATGTGATATATCTAGGATATTATAACCCC